GACCACCGGATTTCACGTCCACCATGGCGTGGCGGCAGCAGAGTTAAAGAAGGTTGCAAAATCCTGGACAAAAATCCAGGAAGCAATTTACAAACTGCTCCCGAAATCCCGCAGGACCAACCGTTACTGCTGCAAATGGGGAGCTTCCTACAGCGGTTATGGCAATTTGAGAGAATGGTACAGAAGACATGTAGGGACAAGATATGTTGGTCTGAATCTTGAGTCCTACTGGATTCGTGGCACAGTAGAATTCAGAATGGCAGCCGGCACAGTTGAATATGATAAAATAGTCAACTGGATTGTTTACACGAATCGCTTGCTGGCCAAAGCTGCTGAGCTGGGTGCTTCTAGAGAAGTCCTCAAACACGAGGAAATCAACGAGATTCTGCTTCAAGAACTCCAGGACAAAAGCCACAGAGCAGACCAAAAACTGATAAGAAAATACATCAGACAGCAGAATGCTCTTGGGAACCTGATTCGTCCGGACGAGATTTTGGGCTGGGTCAGAGAGGAAATGCCAACTGCAAGAGTAACAGAAGAAAATGTTGAGTGGCACACAAGGAATGTGGCTCTGATTGATGATTCAAAGGTAACACAGGAGCTCAGAGACGCAATCCTCTGGGTAAACAAAAGAAGAGAAAAATTCAAACACATCACAAAATAAAGGAGGAGAAGAAAATGAAAGCTTACAAAACAACAGTAGCAAACGAGATGTTCTACGACCGGTATGGGACTCCCTACCGTGTTGTGGAGAAAGAGGGTAAACTTGTAGCCAATGGAACCAGTGACGCTCTGAGAAGTGAGTATGATGGTGCTACTGGAGAAATTATCCATATTGATGGATTTCCTGTGTTCAGGATGACTCCTTATCACCATCTGAAGAGCAAAGTTCTTATAAGGCACCAGGTGACAAAACTGACTGAGAAAATGGAGAGAGACATGGAATACGCATGTCATGTTCTTCGCAAACTTCACAAATAAAAAAGGAGGCAAAATCATGTGCGGAATTTACGGATACATCGGAACCCCAAAACGTCCTGAGGAAGCCTACAGAATGATGAAATCTATGGCTATAGCAACAGAGGTAAGAGGAATCCACTCCTCTGGATTTGCCGCAATCAATGACGAAAACTTCTTCTCAAAAAAACTGGTTGTAAGAGCTACTGAATTTTACAAACAGATTGATGTAAAACACGTAATTGACAACAAAACCTATCTGTTTGTTGGACACAACCGCTGGGCTTCAATAGGTAAAATATCAGAGGAGAACGCCCATCCGTTCGTGGGAGAAAAATATCTCTTTGTTCACAACGGAACATGCCCCTTCGCAAAAGTATTGGCCAACAAACTTGGGCTAGTTTCAAAGGGAGACACAGACAGCGAGTGCCTCATGAATATATCTGAAAAATACGGATTGGGTTCCCTCCGTAGATTTCATGACCTCAGCATTGTAGCCATAGATTATAAAAACTCCTCTGGCCATCTTTACTTCTACAGAGACTATCTTGAACCTATGGTGATTTGTGATATCAGAAAATGGGCTGGAATTATCCTGTTTGCTTCCACAAAGGAAATCATCAAAAAGGGAATCGAGGAAATGACTGTTTGGAATGTGAAATACTTTCTGGACAAATCAGCTCCCACAATCCCTGGGATAATCTATCGTTACAACAAATTCGGTAATGGCAAAGTGGTTCAAGAGAAGAAAAAACTTCCGACAGATATAAAAGAGGCGATGGAACAGATTAAAAAAGAAAAAGAAATAACAGAAAGAAAGGAGATATATCATGAAAATTATCACGAATGGGAACAATCCTATGACATTTGAGGGAAAATCTGCAAAAGCCATAGTGCTTCAGATGATGAGAAACGATTACATAACAGCAACAAAAACAGATTACATGTTAGAGGTAGAGGAAAGACTAAGAGTGGTTTATGGGATAAGAATAAACTTTAACAACCATTCTGAATTCCTGCGTGAGCTGGAGAAAAAGGGATTCATCAGTTTTGTGGAAAAGGAGTAAAGCCATGAAAGAGATAGGACTGATATTTATAGGGATAGCCATAGGATTTATTATCTGTGGCGTGATTTACCAGTTAACAATAACTCTATAAAGGAGGAAAATCATGGATAACAACACCCTCGCCATAAGAAAAGCGAGAGCTGCAGTTAGAAACATGTTAAAGGCAATTGACCACTTACAGGACGTGTGCTCGCAAAGTATTGGATATGAAGTTACACAGGAAGCCTGCCTTTGCATGGAAGACATAGACTTAGCAGCGGCAAGAGCATTCAGACTGGTAGAAAAAATAAAAGAGAACAGAGAGGAGGAGAAAAAATGAGCCACCTAGCTAAGATTGAATTGGAAATAACAGACCTGAATGCTCTTGACAGAGCCTGCAAAAAACTGGGTTTTGAATTAGCAAGAGAACAGAAGACCTACAAATGGTTTGGAAGATGGGTTGGGGATGCTCCTCTTCCAGAGGGATTAGACAGAAATAAACTGGGAGAGTGTGAGCACGCCATAAAAGTCCCTGGAGCAAAATACGAAGTTGGAGTAATCAAAAGAGACAGCGGAAAATACAGCCTTCTGTTTGATGAATGGGTAAGTGGTGGGCTTGTCCCAAAAATCGGAAAAGATGGCGGGAAAATAAAGCAGCACTACGCCATAGAAAAAGCTAAAATTGAAGCTACAAGAAAAGGATACAGAATAAGAGAGAGAGTTGTCGACAACAAAATCCAGCTAACAGTAATAATGAGGTGATGATATGAAGGAAATAATCATGACAGTTGATGAAAATGGGGAGGTATCAATCGAAACAAAGGGATTCAAGGGAAAATCCTGTCTGAAGGAATCTGAGTTTCTGAAAAATGCTTTGGGCAAAACCTTGTTCTCCCAGCTGACACCGGCTTACTATGAAACAGAAACAAAAAAATTCCTAAACTTGTGTGGATAAAGGAGGAAGCCATGAAAAAACACTTCAAAGCTGCAAGAAGAGCTGCTGTGCCCATAATAGCAATAGAGACGGCAGACCAACAAAACACAGCAAGAGAAATTTCTCTGTGTTACACCACTGTCCCGATAATCCAATGGGACGTAATTAGAGGAATTTCTCCTGTAAATCCTTTGGGCAGGGTTGTGGTGAATGAACTTTGCTCAGGAGAAGACCCTGCTATGGCCACATCAAACCCAGCAGAAATGTTAATCAAAGCCACAGAGGTTCCAGAGAAGACCATAGTCCTGATGAACAACGCACACAGATTTATTGATAATGAAGTTGTATCCCAAGGGCTGTGTAATTTGAGAGACATCTATAAAACCAGAGGAGCTACTTTAGTCCTGCTGGCACCAGCTATCAGACTTCCGTCTGAGCTTGAACAGGACGTTATGATTATAACAGAAAAACTACCAGATGAAAGTGAGATAAGGAAAATTGTTCTTGGCGTAACAGAGGATGCAGGCGTTGAAAAGATGGAAGAAAAAACAGTTGTGAAAATAAGTGATACTCTGATTGGTCTTTCTTCCTTCTGTGCGGAGCAGACTTTGGCCACGTGTCTTGAAAAGAACGAGGAAGGAGAGGTGGTTATAAACAGAGAACTGCTTTGGGAGAGAAAATGCAAAGCTGTTGAACAGACACCTGGGTTGTCAATTTGGAGAGGAAAAGAATCCTTTGAGGACATAGGTGGCTGTGACAACATAAAGGATTTCATTAATGCGATAATAAAAGGGAAGGACAGCCCTAGAGCCATTGTGTTTATGGATGAAATTGAAAAAGCATTTGCCGGTTCATCAAGCGACTCCTCTGGGGTGAGCCAAGACCAGTTGGGAGCCATTCTCTCCTTCATGCAAGACAAGGAAGTAGATGGAATGATATTCGTAGGACCTCCCGGAGCTGCAAAATCAGCTGTTGCAAAAGCTGCAGGAAACAGCGGTGGAGTCCCTACAATTTCATTCGACCTTGGAGCTATGAAAAATTCTCTTGTGGGGAAGTCTGAGGAGCAGACAAGAAAATCTCTGAATATAATTGAGGCCATCAGTCGAGGAAGAGTTCTGTTCATAGCCACTTGCAACAGCATCACTTCTCTACCGCCTGAATTGAGAAGAAGGTTTACCATGGGAACATTTTTCTTTGACCTGCCGTCCGAGGAGGACAGAAAGAAAATATGGGACATATACTTGAAAAAATACGGAGTTGAATGTGAATTGCCAGAGGACAAGGATTGGACTGGAGCAGAAATAAAACAATGTGCAAAGTTGGCATCCAAACTTGGCATGTCCCTAAAAGAGGCATCCAGTTATATAGTGCCTGTAGCAAAATCCGCCTCTGAGCAAATCGCCTCTCTAAGGAGACTTGCATCGGGAAAATTTATAGATTCGAACCGTAAAGGTATTTACTCAGACGTGTCGTTTCAAGAGATTAAAACCCCAACCAGAAAATTTGAAGAATAAGGAGGGAGCCATGAAAAGAACAGAAAAAGAAATAAGAGAAAAGATTACACAGTCTCTTGAAATCAAAAGAGGAAAAGACCAGTATTTCGTTTATGTTGAAGGAGAAGAGGTATTTGCTTTAGGAGAAATAAGCAATTCTACTCTATACAGAATGATAAACAGAATACTCTCGCAGTCTACTGAGGTTGCAGCTATGATTCTGAGCGACGTCTTGAAAGCGGTAGTAAAAGTAGGGTCAGAAGAAAAAAGTATCCAAACAATTCAATAAAGAAGGGAGATTAAAAATGAACGCCAAAATTGAAAGCCTGAAAATTGAAAATGCTGTTATGCTGATTTTCACAGAGCATGGATGGGGAAACAGGAAAAAAGCAGATTTATCCAAGATTGAAACCACAGCAGACAAAAGACTTCTGTCAGTAACAAAAAAACTCATAGACTCTGATGCCTACAGAGGAGTTGAAAGATACATGAGGGAAGTTTCAAAGTGGATAAACCAAATGTCTGTCCCAGCTTTTTATCTGAAGGGAGCGTATCTGTTCAACAGAGACTTTGTGTCAGAGGTAGAGGAGTATTTGGATAACGCAAAAACAGTCCTAAGAGAAAAAGTTAATTATCTGATAGAAGAATATGAAGAGAAAGTAGAGCAAGCCAGAGAAACCTTGGCAGACCAATGGAATGTTAATGATTACCCAAACCCCCAGAGATTGGAAAGCTCCTTCAGATTCAGCCACAGATGGATAGAGATAGGTGTTCCACAGACTTTACCAAAGGAGATTTTTCAGAAGGAAAAAGAGAAAGCTGAAAAGAGATGGAGCGATGCTGCCGAGCAAATAAGTTTGGCTCTAAGAAAATCCTTCATAGAACTGATAGCTCATGCTAACAGAATACTTCAAACAGATGAAAACGGAAAAACAAAGGGATTCAAAAACTCCTCCTTCGATAATATTGACCAGTTTATCTCAACTTTCAAAAACAGAAATATAGTAGGAGACAAGGAGCTTGAGGAGCTCGTGAAAAAAGCGGAGCAGGTGCTTGTTGGGGTAAATGACCCACAGGAGCTGAAAATAGACGAGGAGTTAAGAGACTTTGTGAAAGGCAATTTCTCAGAAATTGAGGACAAACTGTCTGAGATGATTGAAACAAGACCTTCAAGAAGATTTTACTTTGAGGACTAAAATGGAATACAAAAGAAAAAACTTTTTGGATTTTGTGGAGAAGGCAAGGGAGATGTGCTGTGGAGAAAGTGAGCCACGGCACAGACTCCAAAAACTTGTTAACCTAATCGGAGAGATATCAGTAAAAAAAGTAGCCAGCATGACAGACCAGGAAATTTATCTCTGGCTAAATTTCTTCGGTCTTTGGGAAAATCCAGAGCCGGTGAAACCTATAAAGATGAACAGGAGGACATTCAAGCATGAGTAGCAGAAAAGTAGGGAGACCTAGGATTGATGGAAGAAACAGAATTACACTAACGGCTTATGTTGTTGAGGAAGCATACAGAGAGATATTAAACTCAGCAGACAGCAAAGACATATCAATATCAAGAGAGGCAAGTCTGGCGTTAGAAAAAATTTACTGCGGAGGAAATAATGGCAAAATTAAAAAGAAGAAATAAAGCAGAGGTAAAAATTAAAAAACCAGAAAAGGAGAAGGACAATAAAACCACCGACAGGATAGTGTGTTTTGTCTGCGGAAAGAAAATAAAAGAAGGAGACAAAACCACTGTCAGCATATCGCCAATACTACACAGACACCACAGATGCAGGTGTGGCTCAGAGCAATGGTATAAAAAATTCGGGACACACAAACCAAAAACCAAAGAGGAAAAAGAAAAAGATAAAGAATGGGGGAGATTGTTATGGCAGGCAAAGGTTCATCGATGATGTTTTATCCGTATCTGGTGGCATTCAATATTTGCTGGAAAAATGGAATAGTTGAACTTGATGAAGTATCAGAGCCAAATATCTCATTTAGCATCAACGCTTCTTTCTGTAGAACACCTTTTGTGAACACAGAGACAAACCTTATTAAAAAGGACATGGCTGCAAAATTGTCTGGAGATGCAAAAGAGATTTTGAAACTGATACTTGATGATTCTGAGGAGTCAGCTAGTCTAATTAAATCCAACAGTAGAGAAAGCATCAGCAAAGACAAAATTTACTTAAACTTAAGAACGAAAGGATGGAAAAGAAAAAGAATACTAAAGGCATTTTCTGAATTAAAAGAATTCGTTTCCTGTTTTGAATAAATCAGGCTATAATTAAAATAGGAGGCGGAGTGAAGATAACAGTATTAAACTCTGTGTTCAGTCAAATAGATGAGCCAGAAAGAGTAAAACATCTGCTCGCTTTCCAGAAGGAATTTTGGAAAGCGAGCGGACTTGGTAAAAGAAAAACAAGAATACAGTACACAAATTATATGATTGAACCAAAAAAGGGCATATTCTTCACCGGCTTTGTTCCTCGAATAGCGGAATGGGCTAAAAGAAGAAATATACCTCTAGAGATATGCGACAACAGAGAGGACATTAAAATAAACAGAAACTTCTGTGTCAAGGGCATAAAACTAAGAGATGACCAGATATCTCTTATAGAAAAAGCTCTTGACAAAAAAAGAGGACTGCTTGTAGCGCCAACTGGTTCAGGAAAAACAGTTGTTGCTGCAGGAATAATAAGCAGCTTCACAGAACAAGGTAGCAAGATACTGTTCCTGTGCCATACAGTATCTCTGCTTAAACAAACTGTGTCTGAGTTCAAAAAAGCAGGATTTGTTGTAACCATGGTTGGTGATGGCTCAAAAGACATAGGAGGACAAGTTGTTGTGGCTACAATGCAAACATTTGGAAAACTCAGCCCAGAGGATTACAGAGATTCCTTCTCTGTGGTTATAGTAGATGAAGCTCACCATATATCTTCTGAAAAGGGAACCTACCACAAAATACTGAAAAACACATACGCTCCTATTAGAATTGGTTTCACAGCCACACCACCAGTAAATCCAGAAGCGAAACTTGTCTGTGAAGGACTGCTTGGGGAGATAATAGGAGAGACAACTCTTGAAGAAGGAAAAGAAAAAGAATTCCTGTCAGAGCCAAAAGTAAAACTAATAAGTATTCCAAGAAAGGAAACCCTAAAGGATTTGAAATTATACAAAGACATTTACGACTATGGTATTGTAAAGAATAAAACAAGAAACAGAATGATAATTGATATTGTAAAAAATTACAATAGACAGGGAAAGACCTGTCTTGTTTACGTAAACAGAATAGACCATCTTGAGCTTCTGATGTCTATGGGAGAGGAAAATTGGGAAAAGGTTTTGGGAGAGACAGAGGGAGAGGACAGAGAGGCTTTGAGGCAACAGCTTGACAGAAAAACCGTCATGTGTGTAATAAGCACCACAGTGTGGAAAGAGGGAGTAAATATACCTTCGCTTGATGTTATAATAAACGCAGCAGGAGGAAAATCAGAGATTTCAGTTCTTCAAACCATAGGTAGAGGATTGAGAAGAACAAAAGAAAAAGACACAGTAACCGTAGTGGACTTTCTTGATTTGGGTAAATACTTATCAGAGCACACAGTGGAAAGATTAAGTATTTATTCTAAAAATGGGTGGCTATGAAAACAGAAGAGCTAGATATAGAATCTCTACTTGAGGATTACGACATAGCATATGTCACTTCAGGCAAAAATGTCTCCAAGGGATGGGTGGAAATAAACTGTCCCTATCCGGATTGTGGAGACAAGTCCTTTCACATGGGCATAAACAGAATCTCGGGACTTTATCACTGCTGGGTGTGCGGCAGAAAAGGAGGGATTGAAAAACTTATTTCAGCAGTTCTGTCCATTTCTTATAATCAGGCAGAAAATATAGTATCCAGATACAGAGGCGTGCCAGGAGTTCTTACAGAAGAAAAAGAAAAGCCTAAAAAAAAGGAGCCAATAAAGATAAGAAAAGAAGAGTTAAGTAAAATTTACACAGATTACTTGATTGAAAGAAATTATGACCCAGAATTCATCAAAACGTATTATGAAGTATTTGCAGGAGGTAACTTTGGGAAATTCGCCTTCCGGCTTGTCATACCTGTTTTCATGAATAAGGAGATAGTAAATTATGTAGCAAGAGACGTAACAGGACTACAGATTCCAAAATACAAAAACCTATCAAATGATGAAGCCCTAGTGCCTATGAAAAACTGTATTTACAACATAGACTCTGCTAATGACACCGCCGTTATAGTTGAAGGAGTTTTTGATGTTTGGCGAATCGGAAGAGGAGCTGTGGCCATGATGGGGAAGGAATTCACTTCTCACCAGTTGAAAATACTTTTTGAAAAAAATCTAAAAAGAGCATTTGTTGTGTTTGATTCAGACGCTGCAAAAAACTCTGAGAATCTTGCAAACTCTTTGAGTTCTTTTGTCCCGTATGTGGAAATAATAACCACAAGCAAAAAAGACCCAGACAGTCTATCAGCAGAAGAGGTGAAACACTTAAGAAAGGAACTAAAGTTGTTTTGACAAAAATAATTTTGTGTAAAACAAAACTGCAAATGTTTTAGAAGACTTTATATAGTTAGAAGGGGAAAGCTCTTGGGAAGCTCCTTTTGGTTTTATAAAAAGCGACATCAGCACTAAAGTGTTTTCAAGGCTGGTGCCAAGACCTGACCTTTTTGGATAGGTCTTGTCCCAAGCAGGACTGTCGTAGATGTCGCTTTTCGTCGGTCTTGGTGCTAGCCTTGAAAACACTTTTTTATTTCAGCAAAGGAACACTATGAATAACCCCCATGATGAAATTAGAGAGTCCTATCCTGGTCAAAACTTAATAACAGTCAAAACCATCAAAACAAAAAAATACACAGTCCTTGACTTGACTTGTATAGAGGATAAAACATTAAGCTGGAAAGCAAAAGCAATACACACCTACCTAATAAGTAGACCTGATTCATGGACTGTTAGGAAAAACGATTTACTCAACAGAGCGACAGACAGAGAGGACTCATTAAAATCAGGCATAAAGGAACTTATAGAAAAAGGATATGTTTATAGGATAAACAAAAAAGACAAGAGAAACAGATTCATAAGATGGGGATTTCTTGTCCTTGAATCTCCATCAGGAGTATCAGATACCATAGATATGGACGGATGGAAGCTTTATGAAAAGCCAGAAGGGGAAAATCGCCTTCTGGAAAATGTGGGAGAAAGTAACAAAAAATCTGGTGAATCTCCAGAAGGGGAAAATCGCCCCCCTTACTATATAACAGAAGAACTATATAATAATAGTTCTTCTCCTATATTTTCTTCTTCTCTTCGAGAAGAAGACTCTATAGGAGAAGAAGTGCCACCGATGGTGGCAGAAGCTTCAACCACAGAGGATACAAAGTTTGTAAGGATGAAAAGAAGAAAAGCTCCTGTCCCTTCAACAAATCAGTCTTACAGAGAAAGAATATCAGAGGGAATACTAAAAAATTCAAAACCACCTAAAAAGAAATACGACCTACCAAAAAAAAGAGTAACTGATTTTGCAGAGGAGATTATTAATTACTGGGAGGAATGTGGTCTGAGAAAAATCCCTCCCTATGAAGAAAAGCCAAAAATCTTCAATGACACAATAGCAATATTAAATGCTGTAACAAAAGGCAACAGCCCCTTTACAAGAAAATACTTTTTGGATGAGATAAAGATGTCAATAACAAAATTTAGTCTTTGTGCTCTTGATTCCTCCTTTGAACCATCAGACCCTGTCTTAAAAAGAGAATTATCAAAACTTCATCTAAAAGATTTTCTATACAATGGATTTGCAAAAATGAAAAGCTGGTTCCTTCATTTTATGAATAGGGAGCCGAGAAGGATAATCCCTCTGATTGAAGACAAACTACCAAAATCAACTAGCAGAGTTAAAAAATTCTATACTGATTATGTGTTCGGCGGGATTCCGCAAAAATATACCGACGAGGAGGAAAACAAATTCAGACTTGCATCAATAAGAGCCAAAGAGTTTTACGACAAAAACAAATACAGTTTAAGAGGAATACAAGGATTCTATCCTGATGTGATTGATTTTCTGTGTGAAGCTGTTAAGGAACATTGGGGAGAAGAAGTTTCAAAGGTGTCTCCTGGCTGTTTCTGTTCAGATTTCGCTATGAAAAAGTTACAAGCTTATTGCCAAGAGCAGGGAGTAATTGAATACAGAGAAAACAGTATAACTGATTAAGGAGACAAAAATGGCTTTGTTAAGAAGAAAAATTGTTGATAATGAGATAGAAGAAAGAATATTAACTGCCATGCTAACTTCTTATAAGTTTACATCAGAAATTGAAAAGTTCATAAATAAAGATTCCTTTGTTAATCCTATAGCAAAGCTTGTATCAAAATGGTGCTTGGATTACAGCACAAAATATAAAAAAGCCCCAAAAGAATCCATAATGGATATTTACAATATAGAAAAATCTGAAATGAAAGAGGAAGAGCATCTAATAGTATATGACTTCATCAGAAAAATTTCTGACCGACTTGATAAGGAAGAAAGCAATGTTGAATACTTAAAGGACATAGCGAAAAGATATTTCAAAAAGAGGGACTTAAAGGTGTCCTGTGAAAAGATAAACAGTTACATTGAACTTGATAGAGTTGAAGAGGCGGAGAAAGAGATGCTTTATTTTAGGAAGGAATTCTTCCATGAATCCTCGGAGTGGGTAGATGCTCTTTCAGAGGAGGAGATAAAGAAATACTTTTCTGCAAAAGCAGATAAAACAAATGAACTTTTCTCCATGCCTGGGGCATTAGGGAAAATGCTTGGAACATTTGAACGTGGTTGGCTTGTAGGAGTTATGGCTCCAGCAAAAAGAGGAAAAACCTTCTGGCTAATAGAGATGGCTGTTCAGGCTCTTATGGACAGAAGAAATGTTCTGTTTATTTCTCTTGAAATGGATACCTTTAGGGTTCAAAACCGACTTTTAAAAAGACTAACTGCTTTTGGCGAAAGCTCTGAGGATTATGTTTATCCATGCTTTGACTGTATAAAAAATCAGGATGATACTTGCAGAAAAAAAGAGAGAACGAATAGAACAAAGCTTCTGCTTGATGAGGGAGAAAAGCCAGAATACAGAAAGTCTCTTGTTTATGAGCCTTGCACTGTCTGTAGAGGAAAGAGAGATTTTGTGGTGGGGACTTGGTTCACAACTGTGAAAAGAAGTGAAATGAAACAATCCAATACTTTGAAAATAATAAAGGGAGTAAGAGACTCCTTTGGCAATTTTATGAAAGTCAAATCCTATCCTGCATTTTCAGCTAGCATACAAGATATCAAAAACGATATAGACAATTTATTTGTATCAGAAGAATTCATACCTGATGTTATAGTAATAGACTACGCTGATATATTAGCCCCAGAGGACAGCCGGATAGTTGGAAGAGACAGAATTGACGACACTTGGAAGACATTAAAAAATTTAGCAGAGGAAAGACATTGCTCTGTGATAACCGCAAGCCAAAGCAACAGAGCAAGCTTCAAAAAGAAATATGTTGAGGAAATAGACGTTGCGGAGGACATCAGGAAAATAGCCAATGTTGATATTATGCTTTCAATAAACCAAACCCCCATAGAGAAAAAGGAATCAGTAACAAGAATAAATATAGTAGCCAAAAGAGACGGAGACTTTGATAAGTTTCAGTCATGTCTTGTCTTACAACAGTTGGAAGTTGGGCAGGTTGCGTTGGACTCAGAGATAGTTTATAATATCCACAGAAGTTCAGAAGATTGAAAAATAAATTTACGATTTTGATTAAAACAGAGTATAATAAAATTAGAGGAATAAAAACCAAAAAGGAGGAGAAGTCATGGTCGCAAGAGAGAAAATAGTAGAGGCAGCATTGGCTCTAAATGAGTCTGGTCTTGCAGAAAAGAAGGTTGATGTTGAGTTAAAAAGATACAACCTTTTGAGGGAGAGATTCCTTGAAGCAGCAGAGTCTGTGCCGGTGGAAGCTGAGGAGCAGCTGCCCCCGATAGTAGGTATTATTTACAATCAGATTGTTGATGAAGAAAATGGCGAAACAGAAACACAGGAGCTTGATGTGTCTGAGACTGAGCCAGTTGCGTCTGCTGAACCTGTCGCCGAGTCTTCTGTTGAGCCAGTTGCGTCTGCTGAAAAAACTCCCTGGAAAAAAGGCTCTGGTTGTCAAAGGATTTACGAGATTCTTCTGGAAGCTGGCCAGGAAGGAATTACAATAGAAGAAGGCGCAAGGATTGCACAAGAGAAAAATATTCCTTCAAAAAACATCAAAGGTCGTGTTGCCGATGTTTGGTACACAGCTACAAGAAGAGGAATAGCAGAAAAAATAAACCAAACATACCGAGCGAAATAACTTCCAGAAAGCTTCCTAGTCCCCTTTTAAAAAAGGGAGGAGGCTTTTTGACGACCTCTGTATTTTATGCTCTCTGCAATCCTTTGCAGAGGGATGCAGGGTAGAGAGAAATGTCTGTCAAGAGCAAGGAAAAGTTATGCTTAAAATCAAAATCATAGGAGCAGGGATTGCAGGAGCTATGGCTTCTGGTTACTTTAGTTCAAGCAAGCCTGTTGTGTTTGAAGCTTCAGAAAATAAAAAAGCAAAACTCAACAAGCACAAAGCTGTAATGCGAATAAGGGACCCAAGAGTTGGTATGATACTTGGGACTGATATGAAGGAAATAGATGTTTACAAACAATGTCTATACAGAGACAAGCTTTATTGGGAATCTGACATCAGAATGAGAAATCTTTACTCAATAAAGATAAACGGAGACATCGAAGAAAGAAGCATAACAAATCTTGGCAAAGTAAAAAGATATCTCCTAACTGACTTTGAATTATCAGACGTGAATTATGAAAGTAAAGTTGTAGGATTCGGAGAAGATGGTCGCACAATACAGATAGAAAAAAATGGAGAGTTAGAGGAAACAGAGTATGACTACTGTATAAGCACCATACCTGTTTTTGAACTTCTCTCTATTCTTAAAATCAAAACAGAAAACAGTTTTCCCAGCAAGGACATTCATATTGTCAGAACAAAATCTCTCTTAAAATCAGAGGTTCACCAGACAATATATATACCAGAAGAAAAATATGACTGCTACAGAGCGACCCTTGAGGGAGAGGAAATGATATTTGAGTCCGCAAATAAATTTCCTAAAGAGGAGGAGATAGAGGAGCTATCAAGCTACTTTGGCATTAAAGGTCTGAACCCAGAAAATACAGAAAAGCATACTCAGAAGATGGGGAAAATAATTCCAACTGAAGATGATTTCAGAAGAACAGTGATAGTTGATTTAACAGAAAGATACAACATATTCAGTTTAGGAAGGTTTGCAGTCTGGAAACAAATAAAAACAGACGACCTCATTCAAGACCTAGACCTGATAAGAAAAATGATTGGGATATCAGATGCAAAAAGAATTTACAAAAGCAGAATAGTTTAGGAGAAAGTCATGAAAGTAACTCTTATTGACAGCACAAAAAATGCTAGAGAAATACTTATACTCAGCAAGAGCACAAGATTAAATATGACTTCCGATTTAGTTAGCAATATAATGAACATGGAAGAGGAAGAAAAAGAAAAACAAATTGAGTATGTGTTTGGAAGCACAGGCTCCTCCTGGGAGTTTGTGGATTACATTTTCCTGATAGAAGGAGTAACAAGAGGATTCACACATCAGTTTGTTAGGAGCAGAGTTGGAACATCTTTCGCTCAACAAAGTTTGAGAGTAGTTGACCAGTCAGAGTTTGATTATCTTGCAGAATCTTCCTGTAAAGACGACCCTATCTACCACGAGGTGATGAACACAATAAAAACAAAACACAAGAAGCTTATTGATTCAGGGAAAAACATTCAAGACGCAAGAGGAATACTGCCTACAAATATATTGACCAATATTTTATTCAAGGCAAATCTTAGAGCCATGTCTGTTATGGCTTCAACAAGGCTGTGCGTGAGAACACAGGGAGAGTATCAGGATGTTGTGAAAATGATGGTAAAGGAAATAGTAAAGGTTCACCCATGGGCGGAAAAAGTCCTAGATGTAGGGTGTGTTCAGACAGGATACTGTCCGTGGAAGAATTTCGATAAGTGTCCTGTTAAAACCAAATTCAAACTTTACCACACAGACGAGAGAAGAAAAGAGATAAAAGAGTTTTACGAAAAATTAGGAACATACAGCCCGCAGCCAGAGGTGAAAAGATGACAGACACAGAGCATTATGATATTCTAGCAGAGAAAATAGGAGAGGGAGAAAAGTTTGAAGAAAAGGACGTTCTTGAGTGGTATGGGAAATACTTTAAAAATTTCTCCAAATTCATAGATGCCTGCTTTTATACAGAATCAGATTTGGAAGAATTAAAAAGCCACACCATGTTTCTTGCAAAAAAGGTGCCAGACTACCTTAAAGTAAAAGCAAGAGATATTTTCGTCAGAAAGAATAAAGTAAGGTCTGGTCTCTGGAAAGATGTAGGGGCTGTGGGAGCTTGCATCGAAATACATGCAAAATTGTCCAGGCTACAAAACTCAAAGGAGGAATTTGACAGAGATTCAGTAATCGACCTGTTTAATTATCTTATAATCCTTCTTATGTGTCTTGAAGGCAAAATTATTAAAGTTAAAAGCGCAGAGGAAAAATATGCGGTAATAACAGGAACCCACCCAGGAGGATTAGGAGAAATCATAGAGCAAGTATTCAGAATAAATGGTTATACTACAATCAAATACGGAAGCGATGTATCTATCGAAGGAGCCAAAAAATTCTTTGATAGATACCCATTCAGTAAAATAGATGTTCTGATAAATAATTACGGAATAGACAAACTCAATTGGATTGGGGAATTGGAAGAAAGTGATTACAGAATATTTGATGTTAATCTTAAAGGTGTGTCAGTTGTAGTTAATGAACTTGTGAAAAGAGGATACAAAAACACAAGAATACTTAATGTTTGCTCACAGACTTACAGAGTAGCCCAGAGATGCACAAGCCTATATTGTGCCAGCAAAGCCGGTTTAGCCCATTTAACAAGAGTTATGGCCAGGGAATTAGCCCCAAAAGGATACATAGTCAACGCTATAGCTCCAGGCAAAATACTCGGAACATTGATGACAGAAAAAATAGACAGAAGAGTTCTTGAGTTAAGAGGATGGACTGAAGAGGAAGCAGATTCTTATGCTCTAGGACTAATTCCTATGGGTAGATTTACAAACAAGGAGGAAGTTGCAAAAGCTATAATTCAAATAGTAAATTTACCAGACTACATTAACGGTTCAATCATAGACATGACGGGAGGACAGTGATGTTAAAAAGAAGAGCAAAAAAGAAAATCAGTCTTTTGAACTGTTCAGGAGAGGGAAGTTTTGGGGGAGCCATAACTTATACCAGATATCTTATGAAGTCTCTTGAACTTATAGGGTATGATGTTTCGTTTGTTAACCATTCAAAAATAGGAGACCCTGATGCAGTAATAATGGTGTCCATAGGAATCCACGGAGAGAAAAATCCAGAAGCTAATAAGAGAAGACTTGAAAACATAGATAATAAATTCGGCAAAATTCCATTTATCCTTATAAGGCATGGAGTAACAGAGTTAAGGATATTCAAATCCTCCTATGAATTCTTTAAGGACAAAGAGTTTGACCTGATAATCTCTGTAGAAGATACTCCTCAGATGTTTGAGCACATAACAGAAAAAATGAAATTCAAAAAGTTAAAATACATAGGACATCCTTTTGAGTTCACAGATTCGTTTTGCAACAAAAAAGATTATAAAGACTGGATAGCAAGCTCAGCAAGATTCGCCGGCTGCAAAAACAACGACAAAGTTCTCCAGATAGCAGACACAATATACCCAGACAAAAAATTTAATGTGTGGGGAGAGGAAAAAGGAATATACTGGTTTCGTGCTATCAAGGACTCTCCTTTCAGAGAAAAATCTATTTTCAGAGGAAGATATACAGACTACAGAGAAATTTACAAGGACTCTGCTTTTGGAATAGATTTGTCTTATATCCATAGCGGAAAGTTTGTGGACGGAAACAGAACTCAATACACCGTAATAGAAGCCATTGACTGCGGAGCTATACCTATAGGATTTGATGTTTGGAAAAGTGAAGGAGGATATGACGGTGTGTGGTTGCCTTCTCCACACAAGAAAGGAAATCGTATAATTTATGATTTGGAAGCTGCTTCCGAGATAATTAGAAAAGCTGAATACTCATACGACATGGCGAAACACAACTATGATACGCTATCAGAGAAATGTGATTATAGAGTGATAGCAGAACATTTCAAAAAAGCTTTAGGAGAAGTGATATGATTTGTGACTTTTTTGATGATATTCACAGAGCAGAAACAGTTCTTCTTGTTGAACCGCATCCAGATGACATATGTCTATCAACCCACTCAATAATAAAAAGAATTGAAAACAGGAATAAACTTTTTCTGTTGAGTTTATATACAGGTAAAATAAGTAGTCGTGCTTACTGTAATGAAATGGGGATTAATTTCTTCGGATATGGTAGCGAAAATGAAATCTTGTTTAGTAACAGAATGCCAATCAAAAGGTTCAATAAGATGAAGAATCCATTTTATGAGCAGTTAACTTACTACGAAAAAATGAAAGAGGCGGACACAGAATTTACTGACTGGGTAAATAAGGCTAACTTAGCATTGACCAGAACCATGGTTGCTTTGGAACCAGACATAGTGATTTCTCCTGTAGGAATTTACCATCCGTGGCACGTTATAACAGCAGACTACACCAGAAAAGCATCTAAAGAGTTAGCTTTCAAAAACTATTTTTACGCAGAAATTCCGTATTCATGCAGAAAGTATGGAGAAAAGATTTTAGATAACTCTGGGTTCACGTCTGTGCTGGAAGTTGAACCATCAGAAGACAAGATAAAAATATTTTCAAAAAGCTATCCTCCTCTAAAAAACATACTAAGATTCGACAGAGAAAACATAGCCACCGCAAAGGAAAGAATATTTAAATAGGAGCGTGTATGAACAAAACAATCGCTATAGATTTTGATGGGGTGATATCAGACTACAGAGGATGGAAAGGAAAAGGAAATTTCGCTCCTATTATACCAGGAGCAAAAGACAGAATAAATAGTCTATTTGAAGAAGGATGGACTATAATAATCCACACTACGAGGTCAGAAACTGACTTGGTAGCTCGCTTCCTTTCAGCAAATGGCGTAAAATTTAATCACATAAATAAAAATCCAGAAAACGAGAAGTTGGGCTTAAGCAGAGAGAAGCCGATAGCTGATGTTTACTTAGATGACAGAGCTATAAGATTTTTAGGAAGTTGGGACGAAAACCTGATGAAAGAAATAAAAGAATCCCAACCACATTGGAGAAAGAAATGACAGAATTTTGCCACTTGCATCTTCATAATGAGCACAGCCTTCTTGACGGTTACGGAAGCTCAGACCAATACGCTCAGAAAGCAAAAGAGATAGGACACACACACATGGCTTTAACAAACCATGGAAATGTAGATGGAAACATAAAATTCCAGTTGAGCTGTGAGAAAGAAGGAATATCACCAATACATGGATTTGAAGCCTATCTTGTTGATAACCTGTATGGAAAAGAGAAAAAAGAAAACAGATACCATGCAACAGTCATAGCAGAAAACGAGACCGGTTGGGAGAATATCCTTAAACTTCTTACTGTAGCTTGGATGGAAGGATTTAATAGGAGACCTAGGATTGACTTGTCCTCCTTGATTAAGTATTCAGAGGGGATGATTATAATGTCGGCTTGCTCTTCCTCTTTCATAACCCACCCGGAGGGAGAGAAAATCCTTATTGACCTGAAAAACTCAATACCAGAGGGAAATTTATTCTTAGAAGTGATGCCGCATATTTTCGCTCCGCAAGTTGAAGTAAATAAGCTTTGTTATAATTATTCCAGAAAGTATAATATCCCTATAGTAGCTACAAATGACTGCCATTATGTGAACAAGGAGGATTCCAAATTACAGGAAGTTCTTCTTGCAGTACAAAGACAAGCAAAATGGAAAGACCCAGACAGATGGAAATTCTCTTTTGAGGGATTATATGTCAGAACAGCAGAGGAGATGTATAATGAATTTCAGAGACAAGGTGTGTTTTCAAATAGAGAAATATTAAAATATCTTTCAAACACAATGCTTATTGCTGAAAAATGTAAATTCAAAATACCAGAAAGAAAAGTTGAACTACCATTGGTGCCAGGATTTGAGGGAAGAGACGACTCGGAGGTGATAACGGAAATATGCGAAAAAGGATTTGAAAAAAAAATTGTGGGGAAAGTAAAAGGATTGAGAGTGTATAGGGAGAGGCTTGATGAGGAGTTATCAACAATAATCAATCTTGGTTTTTCAAGATACTTCCTGATAGTGTGGGAGCTTGTTGACTGGTGCAAAAAGAACGACATCATGGTTGGTCCTGGGAGAGGCTCTGTAGGAGGAAGTCTGGTTGCTTACCTTATGGGCATAACCGGTGTTGACCCAATAAAATACGAGCTTGTATTTGCAAGATTTATTTCTCCTGCCAGAATAGACTTACCAGACATAGACATGGATTTTGAGGATATAAAAAGACCACTAATAAGAAAGCATTTGGAAGACGTGTATGGAGAAAATAATGTGTGCTCTGTTTCCACCTTTTCCTCTATGAAAGGAAGAGGAGCTTTGAGAGATGTTTCAAGAGTTTTTGATATTCCTTTGTCTGATGTTAACGCAGCGTCAAAAAGTATAGTACAAAGGTCAGGAGGAGACTTCAGAGCTGATTTTACAATAGAAGATGCTTTCGCCACATTTGAGGACGGAAGGAGATTTAAGAGGAAATATCCTGAAGTAGCAGACATAGCTAGCAGGATGGAAGGACAAGTCCGTGGATTTGGTCAGCATGCAGCTGCCATAGTCATTTCTAAAGAGGACTTAAGAGAAGGGAAAAGAGGATATTTAAGAAAAGGAAAGGACGATGAGAAAACAATAAACTGGGATAAATTCGACATAGAACATGTAGGACTGATGAAACTGGATATACTTGGATTAAACGCTCTTACTGTTTTGGATAAAACAAAAAAGTTAGTTAAGGAGAGAAGAAATATAACCATAGACTGGGACGAGATAACTTTAGACGACCCAAAGGTGTTTGAGGAGTTCTCTAAAGGAAACAACGTAGGAACATTTCAAGTCGGCTCTCTTGGCCTAATAAAATTCTGTAGGGAGCTTGGCATAGAAGATTTCAACATGCTTGTCCACGCAACAGCATTATACAGACCAGGGACTTTGAGGTCTGGTATGACTTCAACTTTCCAGTTAAGAAAGACAGGCAGAGAAAAGTTTAAACACCTAAATGAGCACATGGAGTCCATTACAAAAGACACCTACGGGATTATACTTTACCAAGAGCAAGTTATGAGATTTATGTATGACTTGGGTGGGCTTCCTTGGAAAACAGCAGACACAGTAAGAAAAGTAATGAGCAAAACACAGGGAGTTGAACAGTTCATGAAATTCAGAGATATGTTTGCAGAGGGATGTGAAGCCAGAGGGACTCTTGATAGAGAAACCGCCGCAAAACTATGGTCAGAACTTGCAAACTTTGGCTCATACGGGTTCAACAAAAGCCATGCAGTAGAATATTCCATAATAACCTACTGGGACCAATATTGTAAGGTTTATTACCCAGAGGAGTTTATGTGTGCAAGCTTAACCTACGGTTCTGAGGACAAAAAGGATTTACTTGTAAAAGAAGCACATAGGATGGGAATTGATGTTGTTTCTCCAAAAGCAGGAATATCTAAAGCTAAAGATTGGGTTGTTGGGGATAATAAACTCTACGCTCCATATATAGAAGTGAATGGCATCGGAGAAACCACAGCCAAAAAATGTGAGGAGCAATTACAAAATGCAAAAAGGAACGGAGAAATTCCTTCTGTAAAACTATCAAAAAAGATTCTTGAATCTTTAGATGCAGTTGGAGCATTTACAGACAAGGAGTTAGATTATAAAAAACTTGATGGTCTGATGTCATTCAGCTTAAATAGAGACCCTGCTGGAGAGATAAGAACAATTGTGGAGACATTAAAAGAAAATGGTCTAGAGATTGGTAATATAGCAGACATAGATTTCAAAGTTATAGACAAAACGTGGGTAAATTACTTTGGACTGATAACTGAAATAAAATTTGGTTATAGAGGAAAGCTGGATACATACGAGAAAAAAATAGGAGCATCAGGCTTGGCAGACAACCTTGGTGGTGTTTATGGTAATTTTCAAGACCACTCAGATTTCGCTATGATAGTTTTCAACTCAGATTTATATCTAAAGAAAAAGGACAGAGTAGAGCATTGTAGTGGGGATTTTGCTGTAGCTAAAGTAAACAGACCCATGAGGACTACAAGCATACATTGTTCCGAGATATGGTTTGATGATGAACTGAGAAGATGCGACATAGGAGACATGGGTATAAAAGCTATCAAAAGAAGGAGGACAAGCTTTAAGTCACAGGTAGAGAATTGCTCAGACTGTGCTTTGAGACAGGAGTGTAGTAAGCCTGTTACATTTTCACCAGGATTTTATAACATAGCCATAGTTGGTGAAGCTCCCGTAACTGAAGAGGATGAATCAGGAATACCATTATATGGCAGGTCAGGAAAGGAGGTGTGGAAAGAATTATCCAGATACAATCTTGACAGAAAAATGTTTCATGTAACTAATGTGGTAAAATGCTATCCATCAAAAACAAAGACCCCTACAAAAAGGCACATAGCTCATTGTTCAAAATGGATTGACGAGGAGTTAAAAGAAACCAAACCAATCATTATATTAGCCTTTGGAAACACCCCTCTGAAATTCTTCACAGAGAAGGAGTCTGGCATAACAGACTTGACAGGAACAACAGAATGGAATGAAAAATACAGAGCGTGGATATGCTGGTGTATCCATCCTGCTTCCGTCTTATACAACAGAGAAAATTATTCTGCCTTCCAGGAAGGCATAAAAAACTTTTATGAAAAAATTAAAAATTTAGGACTTTGAATAAATCAAGCTATAATTAAAATAGGAGGAAAAATGAGCGACGAAAAAGCATACAGAGAAGATTTGGGAATAAACAGATTTGCTCTCGACAAAGAGTGGGAGGAGCAGCCAGAGAAATTTATAAACTGGTATGAAAAAGAGATAGAAGCTCAATTCCAAAGAGACAAATTAAAAGAGCAGCTTGATTTAACCAAAGCAGAACTGGACGGTGAAATAAGAGAAACAGCAGCAAGCAACTCAGTTAAAATAACAGAAGCTATGGTTTCCTCTGAAATACTAAAAAGTGAAAGATTTAAAAAGATAAACAATGACTATTTAGAATCAGTAAAAAATGCCAAAATACTGGGAGCTGCAAGAGAAGCATTTGAGCATCGTAAAAAAGCTCTTGAAAAACTAACAGACTTGTTTATAGCAGGGTATTGGTCAACGCCCTGTATAAAAGTAGAGGCTAGGACAGCAGTAGAGAGGTCAAGCTCAGACGGAGCAAGAGATGCTCTACAGAAATCTATGATGAACAGAAGAAAATAAAAAGGAGAGAAACATGGACAGAAAAAGAATGGAAGAGCAGTTGAGGAAAAGAACAGAAGAAGCGTATGCCAGAAAAGACGGAGAGATAAACTACAAGTATTTCAAAACAGAGGAGGAATTACCTTTTTGGAAGCCATCAGTAACAAAAACAGACCCTCACATAATTGACATCCTTCCGTTTGAGGCAGGAGAAAATTACCCTTTAATTTATGGTAGAAGAACAGTCAGAAAGGGAGACATAGTTTATCTAATTGATATTGAAGTCCACATGAACGTTGGTCCTCTGAATGAGATGGTTGTGTGTCCTGCAAAAAATTATGGGCTACCTTGTCCTATATGTGAGGAGGTCGGCAGAATGAGGCAGGAGGGAATGGAATGGGAAGAGTACAAAGATATAGACACAAAGAGAAGATGTGCTTACAACGTTCTTGTTTCTGATACAGAAAAGGAGAGACAGCAAGGAGTTCAGATTTGGGAAGTTTCCCATAGATTTTCTGAAAAGCCCATACTTTCCATAGCGAAATCTCCTAGAAGCGGAGGATATATCGCTTTTTCTCACCCAGACAGAACAGTAGGAAAATCAATTGCGTTTGAAGTTGCCTCTGATGCTTACAGGACAGTTCAGGGACACAAATTTGTAGACAGAGATTATGACATCACAGACGAAATCTTAAACAGCACGTTTCCTCTAGATGATTTGATAGTGTTATATCCTTATGAAAAAATTAAAGAAATGTATTATGGCTCTCGCAGAGAAAGTCCTTCCGAGAAAACAGACGAATCTCCTGAGCAAGAAAAACACAGACAAGAACCAGAGCAGGAGACCCCTTCTCCAAGAAGGAGAAGATTTACAGAAAAGTCTAGCTCAGAATGTCCTTACAACCACAGATTTGGATATGACATAGATAAAAAGGAAGACTGTAAGGTTTGCGACATGGAAATTTATTCAAAGTGTGCAGAGTTAGCAGATAAAATTGAAATGGAAGAAAAGAAAAAAGAGAGATAAATTATGCTAAAAAGAAGAGAGATAACACAGGATTTAGTTGAGGAAGTATCAGAGGAAATTCTTTCAAAAAGCCCAAAGACAAGAGTAGAATTTCTGAATTCTGGACTAACTCTTCTAAATCTTGCTCTCTCTGGAAAAGGGACAGAGGGAGGATGGGCAAGAGGAAGAATAGTGAACATCGTAGGAGACGGTTCAAGCGGCAAAACCTTGCTAGCTCTTGAATTGGCAGCCCAGTGTTTTTACAACATCAAAAAAGTAAAGAGCGAAATATTTGAAACACCAAAGGACATCCAGATTGTTTACAACAACGCTGAATCTGTTATGGACTTTCCTTTGGAAGAGATGTATGGAGAAAAATTTGTAGATGCTGTTGAGTGGGTAAGAACACCCACTATAGAAGCATTTGGAAGAGACTATGGCAGAAGAGTTATTGATTTGAAAAAAGGTTCTTTTCTGTTATACATTCTTGACTCCTATGATTCTTTGACGTCTGAAGCTGGCATGGAGAGATTTGAGCAGGCTGCAAAAAAGGATAAAGCAGAGGACGGTAGCTATGGTATTGAAAAAGCCAAATATGGTAGTGCTAGTTTTTTCAACAATATATGCGGACTGATGGAAGGAAAGGACGCCACGCTGGTTATAATATCCCAAGTGAGAGAAAATATTGGAGTTATGTTCGGGAAAAAGTATTCCAGGTCTGGCGGAAAAGCTCTTGACTTTTATACTCACCAGGTTGCTTGGCTTGCTGAGATAGAAAAGCTAAAAAAGACATTCAAAGGCAAAACAAGACCTTATGGGATAAGAATAAGAGCAAAGATTGAAAGGAACAAAACAGCAAAACCATTTAGGGAGTCAGAGCTAACAATTCTTTTTGATTATGGCGTAGATGATGTTGGTTCAAACATATCATGGCTGTTTGGTCCTGAAGTAAAAAAGATTGTTTGGGACGGAGTTGAATACTCAAGAAATGACTTAATAAAAATGATAGAGGAAAATGGTCTTGAAAGAGAGTTAGCTGAAAAGGTTGAAAAGGAATGGGCACACATAGAGGAAAACATTAAGCCGGAGAGAAAAAGGAAATTCTGATGAATGATGTAAATATAATTTTTGATTCCAATTATGTATGCTATGTTCACAAATTTGCCTTGTCACAGGGATTGACCTACAGAGGAGGGAGAACAGAAATAATATTTGGGTTCTTGAAAACTATTTTTGATATGGCAGAAAGATTTGAATCATCAAAATTCTTTTTCTGCTGGGACTCAAGAGAATCATTTAGAAGACAGATATACCCAGAATATAAAATTAACAGAAGAAGAGAGGACAGAACAGAAGAGGAAAAAAGACAGGACAGAATAGCCTATCACCAGTTTGATTTAATAAGAGAGAAAGTGTTAAAAAGTCTTGGTTTCGCAAACATTTTTCAAGTTGAGGGATACGAGTCAGACGACATTATAGCCTCTCTGGTAAAAAACAATTTCCCAGAAGAGACTAATGTGGTGATATCAAGCGACAATGATTTGCTCCAGCTTCTTGAAAATTGCTCCCTATACAATATTTCAAAGAGAAGTCTTACAACAAAAGACGAGTTTACAAGAAATTATGGTATATCTCCTGAAGAGTGGGGCAAGGTAAAAAGCATAGCGGGATGTTCAACAGACAATGTGTCCGGAGTATATGGAGTTGGAGAAAAAACTGCCGCAAAGTATCTGTCCGGCAAAATGAAGGAAGGAAAAATAAAGCAGAGAATAGAATCAGAAGAAGGAATAAAAATATTAGAGAATAACTCTGCTCTGGTTGTCCTACCGTTCCCAGGTATCCCTATTTTTGATGTTTCAGAAAAAGACAGTTTCAGCCTGGATAAATTCATTAGAGTTTTTGAAAAGTATGGATTTGAATCTCTATCTCAAGAAAAAAGAATAAAATCCATAAAGAAAATATTCCTGAATGCTTAAATGGAAAAAACAGAGATTTACAGAGAACTTATCAGTCAGATGAACTTGAGCAAGAGTGAAAAAGAAAGAGAAAATATCAGGAATCGCTTGTTCTATGCTATGCATGATGATATAATGAAATGGATAAATTCTTCAACAGACTCCAATTCTGTGCTCTCCAGCAAGCAGGAAATAGTATCTTTGAGCTGGGACTGTTTTTTATTTTCCTTAAAATATTACAAACCAGAAAAGAATATACCTATACTAAATCATTTCAGCTCTTATGTAAGATTTTACATAAAAACAGAAAACAGAAAACATTGGAGAGAAAAGACAAAAGAGAAAAATTTAGGGTTGGCAGAAATATCCGAACCCTCTTTCCCGCCATCATTTGAAACTGAATACCTTACAGAGGAGCTTCAAGAGTTCAGAAGGATGTTAGATGAAGACTTAGCTAAAGTATTTGATGATGCTTTACTCTCCATGAGAGCATCTACAAAGGAGAGAACCACAAAAAACAAACCTTTTGCAAAAGGTAGATATTACGACAGAAAAAGAATATTCAAGATAGTGATAGATTTTCTGTTAAGGAGATAAATGTGATAAAATCAATAAGTATCAAAAACTTTCAGAGCCACAAAGATACCCGCATAGATTTCTGCGATGGTCTCAATGTGATATCAGGAAGCTCAGATTCCGGAAAGTCAAGTATAATAAGAGCCATAAGATGGGTTACAGAAAATAGACCTGCAGGAGATTCAATAAAAAATTGGTATTCAAAAAAAGAGGACAAAGTATCCGTAAAAATAGACTTGGGAAACTGCTCTGTAGAAAAGGAAAGAGAAGGGAGCAAGACAAAATACATATTAAATACAAACTCCTCTGCAAAGGAGTTCGAAGCTCTTAGGTCAGACGTTCCAGAGGAGGTGTCTGAGGTCTTTGGCTTGTCTGATTTTAACCTACAAACACAGCACGACCCTTATTTCCTTCTGAATGACTCTCCCGGAGAAGTTGCAAGAAAACTGAACAGCCTAGTAGGTCTTGATATCATAGATGTGATTTTCAAAAACCTAAACTCTAAAATAACAAGCACCAAAAGAAACATAGAGGAGAATTCCTCTCTGGAAGAATCTATTAACACTCAAATAGAAAACCTAAACTGGATTGATTTGGCAGACAGACAACTAGCAGAAATTGAAAAAGAGCAGTTTAATCTGCTTATTAAAAAGAAAAAATTTGAGGAGATATCCAGACTTTCAGAAAGAGCAGAATACCTAAAACATCAGATAAAAGAATTGCAGCCAATCATAAAAAAGGAGAAGGACACACAGGCTCTTTTGGGGCTTCTTGATAAACTGAAATCAGACAGAGAAAAATGGAATAGGGTATGTCATATAGCTGAAAACATAAATGAGTTACGACTAAAGACAAAAGAGTCCATACCAGAGGAAGTAGTATATTCAGTAAACGATTTCAAAAAACATTTAGAAGAACACATATCAGAAAAAGAGAAATATGACGAGGTTAGTTACCAGACAGAGCTTATCAAGAGATTAAAAATAGACAGAAAAGAGCAGACAAAGATAAAAGAATCAAAGCAGAAAGATTTGGAAAATACTCTTTCAAAAAGCAAGATATGTCCTTTGTGCGGTTCAATACTTGACACAAGCAGAATAAAGGAGATGTTATAGATGAAATTTCTTGTAACTGGAGATTTACACCTTACGAATAAAACTCCCACTAACAGGATAGATGATTACGCTCAAACTGTTTGTGGTAAGTTTAATTTTCTGTTTGAGTGTGCAAAAAAATACAACTGTGAGGCTATATTACAGCCAGGAGACTTTACAGACTCGCCAAGCCTTCCTTATAGTTTTTTTGTTGAAATTCTGTCTGTGATAAAACGCCACAATATTCCTATTTTTCTTACATGGGGACAGCACGATTTAAGATTCAGAAACAGAGAAAATACTTTCCTTATGGCTCTTTATGAAGCTTGCCCTCAAGTCCACACAGTCTCAAAGGACACTTCTCCACAAAGATTTGGGGACTGTTTTATTTACGGTTCAGCCTGGGAAGAGGATATTCCAGAAATAATTAAGCCATCAGAATTCAATATCCTAATAACCCACAGAATGATTGTAAAAGAAAAACTGTGGGAAGGACAGACAGATTTTGTAGCTGCAAATTCATTTTTGAGAACAAACAAATTCTCTCTTATAGTATCTGGAGACAACCACACCAGCTTTTACTACAAGATTGGAAATAAAGAACTGTATAATCTCGGCTCCATGACTAGGTCTACTTCAACTCAATTGAACCACCGCCCCTGTGTTGCTGTTTATGACACAGAGAAATTGAGTGGAGAGATTATTTACATACCTATAAAAAAGTCAGAGGAAGTTTTTATGATAGAAAAAATTAACAGAGAGAAAGAGAAAAATGAGGAGCTTTCAGCATTTGTTAAAGGATTAGCAGAACACAAAGACGCTAGTCTGTCCTTTATAGATAATCTGAAGGAATACCTTAAAATAAACAAAATAGAAGAATCCATAGAGAAAATAATAAAGGAGAGCTTCCGTGAAAGAGATAATTAAGAAAATAGAAGAGATGAAAAAGGCAATAGAGGAATCAAAAAGTAAAGAGGCAAATTTACAAGGAAGAATTGAAGAAGCCGAAAACAGATTAAAATCAGAATACGGGTTCACATTGGAGCAAGCAGAGGAGTGGCTTTATAAGGAGAGAGAAACGATAGAAGCTAAAGAGGAAGAAATAAAAAGGAAATTTGAAGAGCTACAGGAGTCGTTTCCATGGAAATAAATTTTAGGAAAACCATAGACCAAAAACATGGACAGAGAGAACTGTTAATCAGACAGAAAGAGGAAGCCACAAAACTTGGAGAGAGCCTAAAAAAGAATCTTTCTGATTTGTTGAAGGCTAGAGAGATAGTTCAAATTGTAGCTTCTGATACTCAAAAAAGAATTGAATACCAGATAAGCAATTTAGTAACTTCAGCCTTGTCCTCTGTCTTTGCAGAACCCTATGCATTCACTCTTAAATTTGTGCAGAAGAGGGGAAGGACAGAAGCTGAACTAATTTTCACAAAAGAAAATAACGAGACTAGTGATTTGATAAACACTGCCGGTGGAGGAGCTGTTGATGTTGCAAGTTTTGCTTTGAGAATAGCTTTGTGGTCAATTAAAAAATCAAGAAACATAATGATAATAGATGAAGCCTTCAGATTCTTGAGCTTGGATTTGCAGGAAAAAGCTTCATCTATGATTAAAGAGATATCAAAAAAATTAGGAATACAGATAATAATGGTAAGCCATTTACCAGGGATGATACAAGAAGCAGACCGAGTAATTGGAATTGAAAATACCAGAGGAGAGTCTTATGTCAGAGAGCAATAAGTATAGCAGAGGAAAAGTCAAAGGAGGAGCTTTTGAAAGAGAGGTGGCTACAAAACTTTCTCTGTGGTTCTCAGAAGGAGAAAGAGAGGACATATTTTACCGCTCCCACAGTTCAGGAGCACGTTTTACTTCTAGGAAAAAGTCTGATAAGGATACAGCCTACCAATCGGGAGACATAACTTGTTCAGACCCTATCGGAGAGCCTCTGATAAATAAATGGTCAGTAGAGTGCAAAACCGGCTACGGAAAATGGGACGTTCTTGACTACATAGAGGGAAAGGTAAAAAGGTTTAGACTGAGTGAATTCTGGGAGCAAGCATGTAAAGATGCTGAAAGAAAAGAGCCTATACTAATATTTAGGAGGAAAGGAAAAGGAGTGTGCGTTTGTATCAGAACAGAATTTTATATGAGGCTTCTGTCTTATTTTCTTCCTGACAATCCTCTCCACATAATTCATATATCCAGTGAAGGAGTAAATAAACTTACTCTTATGAATCTTGAAGATTTCCTAGGGATGATTCCAGCAAAAAAATACATATCCTTAATTAATCAAAAGAGGCTATAATAAAATTAGAGGAGGTAAAAATGAATCTGTTAGATGCATCTTTGTGCTTAGACTGTGAGGAAATTTATACAAGGAGAGATTTTAACACAGGATGTCCTGTATGCAGCAGCAAGTATTCTGTTCCTCTAGTTAGATACATTAAACCAATACAAGGAGTAAAAAAAGAAGAAAAGAGCGTAACAAAAATAGGAGGGCACAATGGAACAGAAATCTAATAAGATTAGGGTCGCACTTCAAGTAATCGTGCTTGGGGCTTTTGTTTTATTCATATTTGGCTTTATCAGGTTTGTGAATGTGACGACCGCTCCGGAGATACCCATTTTGACAATGGCTGAATATGTCATCATGGAGATTGAGTTCGTAAACCTTGAGAATAACGACAACATGTGTAAGTATCTCATCGGGCAGAAGAACAAAGACGGTCAATATGAAAAGAAGGTTTACACGACCCATCTTTGTAAAATGTATTGCGTGGGAGATAGGCTTCTATTGAAGAAGCAAGTTCAATGAATAAGGAGGAAGTATTATGGCTAAGATAACATTTGAGGAGGCGTATAAGCTGTTGACCACGCCTGTTCCGAAGTTTGCCAAGCGGAAAGGGATTGGCATTAAAACGGTAATCGAGCTTGCGGAGCACTACCGCAAGCTTGTGCTTGGGAAGGAGGAGGTCATACGAGAGTTGTATGAGACTCGTTGACCTGTTTGGCAATCTTAGGTGAAGAGGGAAGCATTTATGTGCCCATATCGTCCAAATTATTTTAAGCTGTGCAGATATTTTGCGCCTCATGGATTAATGAGGAATAGGTGTGGTTGGTTAAGTGAGAAGGATTATGAATTGTGCAGAAACGATAGAAGGCATATGAATATAGGGAATTTGGAAATGAAAATAAAGTCTGTGAGCTGGGATTCAATATAACAAAAGATTGGGATAAACCAGAAGATAAAGCATGGGAGAAATATGAAAGCACCGTTTGCAATTGATTTGGGTGGACTAAAGGGATGTGCTACTGTTTATGATAAAGACGGTAATGTAGTTCATGAAATAACGGATTCAGGAATTGGTCTTATTCCTGAAAATGATAAGGTTGATTACAACACTAAACGCAATATGCTTAAAATTGTGTTGGCTATGAACGAAGCATTTAGCGATGGTGATGGGGAAGAGCTTTTAAGCTTTGATGAAAATAAACTATTTAGGATGAGTAAAGGAAAGTGTTTGTGTCGGTCTATAAAAGACATGACTGAGTGTAGATATTATATGCCGTGGAGAGGTACTTATCAGACAGATATGTGCGTCTGGTTAGATAAGTGGACAGGAACGATTTGCTTATGTCAGGAGGAGGAGAAATGACTATGGTATTAAGGCTGATTTTTAGGGAGCCTGTTTTTGATAGTGAAGGAAGGCTTATAAGATATAACTATAAAACAGATGAGGTAGTATTGGATGAACATTCACCGGCTTTTGATTTTGAATCATTTGTGAGTAACAATACTCTTCCTGAATTGATTGCAGGAGAGTGGATGCAAATTGATTAAAGAGATAGTATGGAATACGGTCTGTGATATGTGTTATAGAGGAGGCTAAATAGGAGTGTGTTGTCAGAAATATTACGTCTTTTTAACATCAGAAAACACGAGGGGTGATTATGGCAAAAATAAATGAATGCCCTTACCCAGAAAAAGACATGAATAAATGTCCTAAATTTGCTCCTTGGTTTCCCGATATAAAAGATAGCTGTTGTCTGTGGTTAGACGTAGACAACAAGAAGGTTTGTTACTATACGGAGAGAAAAGATGGAAAACAGAAACAGAAAAGAAATTGATAAGATGATTAGAGAGCTGACCGACAAAGGTCATTCAAACCATTGCGCAAGCCGTCAGGTCTTTGGGAAGAGTAAGTGTGTGTGTGGTATTGATGAATTAATAAAGGAGAAAAGGAAATGAGTGCAATTGAAAAGGTCACCGTGCTGTGCTTGAAAAATGGAGAGATGATATTGGGCTGTAATTATGCAGAACAAGGAGATTATGTATTTTTAGAATTTCCTGCTTTGATTGTAGCAAATTATGAAGAAGAAAGAACTTCTGTTTATTTATCTTGGTTGTTTGGTAAACCTGATAAGGTGACATTTCAAAAAGATAGTATTGTTTATATTTATGAAATTGATGATGTAGCAACGGTAAGAGCTTATAATAAAAGAGTAACAAGTTCTGTTGTGCGTGTTATGGATAATAAACTAATCATACCCCAATGATAATCTACTTATGAAGAAAAAGAAAAACATCAGGATTAATGAAAAAGGACTGTTTTGGTGTCCTAGCTGCAAAATGTATTTGCCCATAGACAAATTCCATAAAAGCAAAAACAGAAAGTATGGGATTGACTCTAGGTGTGCAAAATGCATCAACAAGAAGAAAAAAACAACTTACAAAAAACTTCTGTCTGGTTCAGTTAAAATAGAATTTTTAGACAGAGGCAATTTGAAGAATTTTATATACTACTTTTCAAAAAGTCAGTATCATTTCAAGGATATTTTTGGAATTGACTTCACCCTCGAAAATGCGGAGATAGCATATTCAGAACTATTCAAACAAAAACAGCACCGAGAGTAAAAGGAGACAAAACCCCTCAGTGCTGAAAATCTCCGACCGCCAACTAGTCAAAGATTATTTTTCAATCACAGGTAGCTCGCCGTCCATCTCAAACCTTTCTCCATTACTAGTCACAATTCTGCAAGTGATTTTATAGGTGACTCCTGATGCACCACCACGTACCTTTACATAAACCTTTGTGTCTGTATTTGACTGCTGTGCCTGGTCTGTTATTGTAGCAGTGACATCATTATCATCTTCATCATAAGCAATAACAGTTGAGTTTGTTATGACGGTATCTGGTGTTATAACCCTGGTAAAATTAAATGACACAAAATATTCTTCGTATGGTTGTTTCTCACTAAATTGATACATAATCTTCTCCTTGTAATTATATACTGGCTGACCTACTACATCTCTAATTTTTCTTTTCCCTACTACCTCTTTACTTTTAGCAAGCAGCAAAAGCTCTTTTATTTTCCGGATAATTATCTGGTCTCGGATAACTACTGTTATGTAATAATCCTGCAGACGAACAAGAATTATATCACCATAGCCAACTCCGGCTGAATTAACAGCGAATGACCTTACAGAAAATTCCCTACCTACTGCAAGACCAAATACAAGCTTTGAAAACTCACCTAAAGTAAAAGAGCCATCATCATAAACCACACTGTCGTCTATTGAAGGAATTTCTAATCGCCCTTCAACAAAACAGAATCCTCTTTGTGTAGCAAATTCACCGCCGAGACTTACTATCTCTGCATTAGCTGTAAATGATGAGTTTAATATTTCATCAGGTGACAAAGTAAAAAGCATCGGTATGACAGTTGAACCTATTCGCCTGCCTTCTCTTGTTGTAGGTTCAGACTCTTCAATTCGTCTTCCTGTTTTTGTTATAGGGACAGGCTCAATACGAACACCTGTCCCTGTTGCATTTACAACGATATCTGATTTTAATCTTCCTATGCCAAATCTATTCACGGGACAACCTCAGTATCAGGGTCATCAAATTCAAAGTTAACATGACTTCTCCACAAATAGTATGTTCCAGAATTCAGATTGAATCTTACAATTCCTCTTGAATCTGTTACTGCTGTTGCGACGACTGTCGACCCCGCAATATCAGAACTCACAAGTACAAGAGCTCCAACAATTGGTTCGTTTGTAATTTCTTCAACTAATCTATATAGCCAGACGTTTGAACCAGTCCCGGGGTTCAATAGGTTAGTGCCCATCACATATCCTGCTGTGCCTATCGGATAAGCTCCAGGCAGAACAGTTGACCATGGGTCTCCCGCTGAACCTGCCGCACTAATTCCAGCTCCAACAGAACCACCAATTTGATGATTGAGTAAAGCTTCATCAAGCACACCATCAATAATTTCTTGAACAGTAAATTCTGTTACCGGTGCTTGTTCAAGAGCTTTTGTAGTGAATCTATTACCTGAAGAATCTTCAATCATCGAATCAAGAATGTCTGTAATCTCTTTTATATCGGCAATCGCTTGGTTATCAGGTGCGGTGTAAGCGTCTCCTGCCAACCTTGTGCTTATAGCAACATCAAGTTTTGCGCTATTAGTATCAATTTCTTGCCTTATTGCAGTAACAGTAGGTGGAGTCGTATAAGAACTAGACGCCAATCTACTTGAAACAGTTGCATCAAGATTAGCAAGCTTTGTAGAATTCAAATCCATTTCCTGTCTAATAGATGTTGCAGTAGGCGGAGTTGTGTAAGCGTCTGCTGCCAATCTACTTGATACCGTGGCGTCAAGGTTAGCAAGCTTTGAACTACTAGCATCCATCTCTTGCCTTATTGCTGTTACTGAAGGCGGGGCAACATAACTTGTCCCTGCCATTCTTGATGAAACGGTTGCGTCAAGATTTGCAAGTCTTGTAGAATTAGAATCCATCTCTTGTCGTACTTCTACTACAGTAGGTGGAGCTGTAGCAAGACTGAACCCTGTCTTATCAGAGACCGTTACAGAAGGAGTAGCGGCATTCAAGCTTGCTTTTTCAAGAGCACCAAAATCAATATTGTCTTTTGCCTTAACATGAACATTCACATTACCAGAACTAAAGCTCAAAGATTCACCAACCCTGCTGAGCAACGTTGTTACTCCACTTGAATCACTTGCTGCTGTGAGCGTTCTGGTTTCATTACTCCAGATTTGAGCTGTAGTAGGTGGAGCAGTATAACCTGCACTTGAAAGTCTGCTTGTGATAGCGGCATCAATATT